GTGCCGGCAGAGATGAGGTGGTAGTGCGTGACGATAATGCGGCTGGACTGCGCCGCAACGAGCAGCTGGGCCGTCGTTGAGTTGAAGTTGATGTCGCCGCCACCGGCAGCGATCTCGAACGCGAACGCCGAAGTAGCGGCGAGCAGCGCGACAGCTGCGAGGATGATTCTCTTCATGGGTCAGTCTTCCGATGCGCTGATGAAAGGGGTGGTGGACGGAGCAGCGTAGACCTGGATGCGACCGCGGAAAGTCGTCGATTCCCAGTGACCACCCTCCGGGCCGGCGTCGGACTTCGGGTTGAGGACGAACGCGGTAGGATTCACCATCGTGGCGCTGCTAGCCGCGGTGCCGTCGTCTCTGATAATGAGGATCGACTGCGCGGTAGCGTTGAAGCCGCTCATGTTGTCGACGGTGACCTTGTGTCGTGAAGCGTTGGCTGAAATCGTCGCCACCAACACCCACAGCGAGAAGGCGCCGCCGGACGAGAAGGTGCTTCCTACTGTGGGAAGAGTCGGTGCGTTGACGGAGTGATTGACGCCAGTCGATCCGCCGCTATCCGGGCGGACGATGACGATGGCGGCGCCATCGCTCGACGTCGAGGGCGAGCCGCCAGGCTGAACAGTCTGGACGCCGTTGATGTTCGATGGATCGCTGTTGCAGACATTCTGGCGGTACACGTTTTGCGACGCGCCATTCACGAGCTGCTGAGCATCAATCATCTTGCCCGTGCTATCGGGCTGAATCTGAACGAAAGAGTCGGACATGGATATCCCTTAACTAACTGTGATTGTGCTGGGCATGTAGCGAACCTGCGGGTTTGCTGCGAGGTCGGCCGTACCGCTGTTGAGGGTGTAGGAGTCGACCGCGACGACACCCGGCACGCCCATCGCCCAGTAGGAGACGAGCGAGTAGGGAAGCGCGTTGCCGAGCCCGAGGGCCTGGATGTTTTGCGTGATGAGCGCCGAGGCTTGCGCTGCTACCGTGAGATGCGTGTAGCCTGGCGCTGTCACCAGCGTCATGTTGACGTTAGCGTTCGTCAGCGTCGGTGCGATCACGGCGAACTGAATGCCGAGCGCGCGGTACGTGTTGATCGCTGACGACGCTGCGTTGAGGAACGACGTCGGCGGGCTGCCAGAACCGTCGTCGACAACGACGTAGAAGAAGCCTGGCGTGAACACGCTGTCGACCTGATATTGATCGACGACCTTGTAGGCGATCGACACGTTCATGTTGGCGAGCGCCGATTCAATGCCGTAGAGGTTGCCGCGCGAGAGCCCGAGCATGAAGAGCACGAAGCGCGCCTTGACCGCCGCATCCGTCTCGCCGCTCTGGCCGCCGGCCAGCGCGTATGTGTTCGAGCAGTAGTCGATGTTTGACATCGAGGTCAGGATGCGCGTGATGGCGCCGGCGATGACGTTCGTCGCGGCTCCCGTTCCGACCGACTGGACGGAGACGGTGACGGACTGCGTGGCGGCAGGGACAACGTAGCCGTTGAGGGTCGCGTTGTAGTAGGAGTTGCCGGCGTTCGGCACGACGTTGAAAGTCTGTGTGCCGTCGCCGGATTGGCACTGCGCCGCCGGCAGGTTGCCGCCAACTGCCGGGATGAAGGCGGACTGCGTGAAATTGTAGCGCGAGAAGGTGACCGTGCCGTTCGAGACAGCGGCGGCCAGGCGGGGCTGCATGCCCTGCCCGTTGTTGAAATAGTCAGCGATGAAAGAGTCAACGTCAGCGCCAAACGATGTCGCAAGGCGAGCGACGGCGAGGACGTTGAGGATCATCGACTGCAGCCACATGCCGACGCCAGCGTTGGCCTCGACAACGGCGCGAAGAACCGAGCCCACCGAGAAGTCGATGAGCGTAGCAGACGAGGCCTGGATGGCCGCGACCTGATTGCTGACGAGAGTCGTCAGCGACTTTAGATTAAGCGTGGGCACCTGCACCCCTTACTGGTTGACGTCAAAGCTGAGCAGCTGTTGCTGCCCAGATGCGGTGTTGTAGTAAAGGATGGAGACCGTCACGCCGTTGAGAAACGGGGTGAGCGTGATGACCGGCGGCGGTGTTTTCGCCACGGTTTGCTCCTTGAAGAGCTGCCGGTTAATCACCGACCTGATCACGTTTATGTCGAGGGCGCCACCGACGCGCTGCTCGACTCCGGCTCCATATTCGGGATGGAAGATGTACTCGCCTACCTCGGCGGGGAGGTTGACGCCTTGCGCCTGGTAGCCGCGCGTCATGAGACGGCGGATGATGCGCTGAAGCGTCAGCGTATTGCCATCGATAGTGGCAAGGTCACCGCTAGAGCTAACGCCAATGTCAGCAGACCACAACTGGTTAATGTCAGGCATTACGAGACCCTTGCTTGGCCGTATGGTGACTGGCCAGCGACCGTGAGGATCGGCGACATGACGTGACCCAAGGTGGGGTCGCCGCCGATGTAGTGCTGCGTGCCGCTCTTGATGTTCGCTGTGATGTTGCCGTTCTTGTCGACCTTCACGTAGTTGCCGGTCGACTTGTGGAAATGCTGCATCGAGCCATCGGTGTTGATGGTGAAGTAGTTCCCCGTCGGATTGTGCTGCAGCATGGCCTGTCCGCTCGCCACGTTAGGCGGGGTGTCGACCGTGTTGTGCAGGACGTGCGAGACGTGGGAGGCTTCGGCGTCGCCCTCGGCGTGGTCGATCACGACCTGATCGCCGACGTTCGGCCCGATACAGAACGAGATGCCCTGCTCCGAGGCGCCGTTGGTCCCGAAGGGGATCCAGCCGGTGATCTTGGGCTGACCGTTGTCGTCTAGATCGGTGAGGAGCTTGACTTTCACCGTGTGGTCCTGGCTGTTATAGCCGTCGACGAGCCCGACCATGCGGCGCGGCCTCGCGCCGAACGCGCGGGCGATTTCCATGCGCACCAGGTTGCCTAGATCGATGCCGAAGATCATCATGAGCTGGAACCTCCGGAGCCTCCTCCAGATCCGCTGGAGCCGCCCTGTTTCTTGTTGCGCAGCTTGATGCCGGTACGGAACCCGCCATCCCAAAGCAGACGGTGCTCGATGTCGTTGACATCGTAGGTCTGATCGAGGAGGCTGTTGGTGCCGCTGAGCTGGATCTGCATGCGCGCGTTGAGCTGCTCGTTGCCTGGGATCTCGAGTTGGTCGATGGTCAGCTCGTGGCTGGCGATTTCTGCCAGCTTCGCGTTCGCTATCGTCTGCGCCTGATCCTGGTTGAGCATCGGGATGAAGTGGTTGTAGACCAGCGAAGTTCCGCCCTGCTGGTTGGAGCTGGCAGTCGCGCTGACAATTTGCTTCTTGCGATGGTTGTGGGAGTGGACGCTGACTTTAGCGCCCTTGGCAATCTGCATGTTGCGGCTCGCCTTGAGGACGATGAAGTTGCCGTTCATGAAGCTCTGCGCGCTCGGCGCTTGATACTGGATCGGGAAGACCTGCAACTGCTCGTTGTAGTTCTTGAAATAGAGCGTGCCGCCGGTCAGGTAGGCGACCATGCCGTAATGGTCCGCCAACTTCTGGATGTAGGTCCACTCAGATCCGCGCGTTGAGATCGCGTCGAAGTCGCTCGAGAGAATCTTACCGGCGTCGAGGCTCTGGGAGTCGACGTTGACCTTGATGCCGTGGCTCTGTGCGATCTGCTGGACGATCTGATTGGGCTGCTGGTTGAGCCATTTCTGACTCGTCTGCTTGTCCATCATCCCGGCGCCGGCATCGCGGCCAGACAAGGTGAACTCTCGCTGATCAAAGTCGACGCCCATCTTGTCGACGTTGCCGGTGAAGACCTGCGTCGAGTTGATGGTGATCGTCACCGGGACAGGCGGCGTCATCGAGAGGATCGTGTTTAGGCCTATGCCCTGCTCGATCTCCGACAGCGCCGTCTTGGACGAGAACGTGTCACCCTTCTTGGTGCGCGTTTGCGTCACCTGGATCTCGATGAACGGGAGGTTGGTCCCGTTGACCGAGAGCTGTCCTCTTGGCTGACGGAGAGTGCCGGTCATTGCGATGGGCCTTGCCAAATTCCTCCGGTGCCAGCGCCTGGCGAGACCGGCGGAAAAGTGATGGTCTGCGGCGTGAAGAACCACGGGTCGCCGTTTAGCTGCGGGTTCGCCGCCATGAGACGGTCGACCTGCGTCGCGTCGCCGAGGTACTGACTAGCGAGCTGGAAGCAGTTGCCGGACGGGAACGTGATCTGCTCCAACGTGACAGCGACCGTGGTAGGCGTGACTACGTTGGTGGTGCTCATACCGATCCGTTCTCCAGGTTGTCAGCGGCGCGCTGGACGTAGCCGTACGTGTCGAACATCATGCTCTGACTCGTGAGCGCGGCGGCCATCTGGTTGACCCAGGCTGCTTCCTGAAACGGATACGCGCCGTCAGGCGAGAAGGCGTCGAGAGCCGAGTCATTCTGATCGATGCCATTGGCGATGCCGGCGGCCGTGTTCGCCG